ATGTATGAACTAAAAGAAAATCCGTATCCGATGCAACCTAGGGAACGCTTAGAATTTTTAGGAGAAGAGTGCTTGTCTGATGTTGAGCTGTTAGCGATATTATTGCGAACAGGGACAAAAAAATACTCATCATTAAATTTGGCCTTGGAAATTCTTCAACATTTTGAAACTTTGGATAATTTGCGCAAAGCTTCGATTAATGAACTCAGAGAAATTTCAGGCATTGGACTGGCAAAATCCATTGAAATTCGAGCAATGATTGAATTTGGAAAAAGGATACAAACCACTAATAGAAAACGTTACGGTCAAGTTTTGAGTTCCAGAGAATATGGCTTGAGTCTTGCTTTTGAAATGCAAAATTTTGAGCAAGAGCATCTTGTGGCGACTTATTTAGATGGTCAAAATCGAATTATTGAAAAAAAGACAATTTTTATAGGGGCGGTTAATCAGGCAACTGCAAGCCCTAGAGAGATTCTTTATCATGCAATAAAAAATCTCTCAGTAGGACTGTTAGTTGCACATAATCATCCCTCAGGAAATTTAAAACCAAGTCAAGCTGATAAAATATTTACTACCAAAATAAAAAAATCTTGCGAGGATGTGGGGATCAATTTTATTGATCATATTATTGTAGGGGCTGGTAATTATTTTAGCTTTCGGGAAGAAGAGATCAGAAAATGAAGGATTATATAACAAACAATCACTTCTCAACTATAAAGCAAAGAAAAAGAACAGTCAATAAAAACTGTTCTTTTATTTTGTACTAATTTAGTTTTCTTGAGCTCCCATGAAAAACTACATAGTAAAGGATAGATGTGCTTTAGATAATGGCTTTATTCTTGATTTTTAATGATTTGTTGTATTTTTGTTGTAAGAAAATTATAACTCCATTAGTAGCTCAATTATTTTATCTTTATCTTTATTTTCTAGCTCTTTTATAATATGGATATAGGTTTGCTGTGTGATAGCCACACTTGCGTGTCCTAAGCGTTTTGAAACAGTCATGATATCAACTCCATGATAGAGGAGAACAGAAGCATGAGTGTGCCTTAAACCGTGTACAGTAAGTGGAGTAGAAATCTTTAGTTTTTTCAATGCATGATCTAATGTATTTTGCAAAGCTGAGAGAGTTATTATTTTTCTATAAGGATGATAACAAACAAAGTCATGTATCGGTTTTATACCCAAACTTTCAAATAATGTTTTTTGCTGTTCTCTAAAATCTTTTAGCAATTGCATACTTTCATCATCTATAACAATATCTCTTATTCCAGCATCTGTTTTGGGCTTTTTGAAACCACCGACTTTGTTTCTGTAATTCCAAGTTCTGTGGCACTTAATGACATTATTATCAAAATTAATATCATCCCATACTAATCCAAAAGCTTCACTGGCTCTCATTCCAGTAATTGAAATTATAAACAGCATAGTGGGAGATGAATAGTTTGAATTAAGCCTATTTCTGAAATAATCAACTAATTGCTTGTATTCATCAAAATTTACAAACTTGTCTTGCTCTGCTTTATCATTTCCATTACCTTTAACTACTGCACGAGTGGTAAAATCTTTTTGCAGTCGTCCCTCTTCAATGAGTTGTTGAATAGATGCTCTAACTCTAGTATGAAACCCTTTTGTAGATGCTTTGGCGTGTGTTTCAGCAAATTTATTTAGCACTCTTTGATAAGAAGATGCTGTTATTTCGGAAATTAAAACATTTGGCATATAGGTTTTTAAATATTTTAACGTTTGCTCATAACCTTTATAAGTCATTTCATCAATTGCATTTTTCTTATAAAGTTCCATCCATTCTTTAAAATATTCGGAAATTTCTTGCTTAATGGGGTCAACAATAAATCCTTTTTTTAGTTTGCTTTCAATATCCATTGCTTCAGCTTGTGCATCGGACTTTGTAGAAAAACCACCCTTTGTTAGACGAGGAAGTCCTTGTTTTGTTCTTGATATTGAATACTGCCAAGTTTTCCCACGTTTTTGATATGTAGCCATATTTGATTTTTACTCCATTTCTATGATAAAATGAGTACAGTAAAAAAGCTTATTAAAAGCTTTTGTACTACTTTATAGTTTAAATCCGCCCTAGCCGTCCAAAGTAGGGGCGGCTTTTTTATTTATTAAGAATTAAATTTAGACTTACTTGTAATTTGCCCTGTAGCTTTATCATATTGGATAGTGATACTTTGAGTCTCACCTTTAGTCCATGAGATAGAAGTCCAATTTGCTAGTACAGTTGTTTGATCTCCAACACTTGATTCTGAAGTAGTATCTGGTTTACCAACTTTTGCTTCAATTTCAGCAAAAGGAGTGCCACCAGAATAAGCCATGGTTCCATCATCGTTAAAGTTAGTTTTTGCAGATACCACAGAATCATAAATTTCTTGTGTCCATCCTGATTTTGGTTTTTCAGAAGAACTAGAAGAAGTTTTGGCTTGGCTAGAAGATTTAGATGTTGCAGTAGACTTAGAATCTGATGAATCCTTATCTTTATCTTTTCCGCCTCCTCCAAGTGCGCTACCGATAACCGCAACCACGATTACTACAACAATCCAGAACCAAATTCTTTTATAAATTGGTTTTTTAGCTTTAGGAGTTTTTCCATTTTCCATAAGTTTATATTTCCTAACCTAGCTTTTAACGAGAATCAAGACATTGCTCGTAGTTTTTATTTAAATAACTTCATGATATTCAGCAGTATACTCTTCAATAACTGATTCGCATATCCACTTAAGTTTATTATTGAGTTCATACGCATTCATGAACTGGCTGATATTAATTTCATTTGGTTCTGGTGCAAAATCCCATTTAGAAAGCCATTCATTGAATCTGTGAACTACCATGAATCGGTCTGCTTGTGCCTCTTGCTTACTCCCAAACATTTTAGAATGGCAATTATAATGGGTGTGTCCACAATAACAGTGGCCTAATTCATGAAGAATAACATTTTCTTGTTCTACTATCGTCAAATCATCTCTGATATAGATAATATCATATTCAGGAAGATACAACCCTTTAATGTCATCAATTAGGGCAACATCATTTTCTGATGGAATGAAATATATAATTTCAGCACCAAGCTCTCGAGAAAGCTCTCTAAGTTTACTCATAAATCGCCTTTATCAATTTTTTCTTTAAGTGTATTTTTCAACAAACGTTTGAAGAATTCTTTATCATTGTCGTTAAGTTGTCCACCGCCATAGGCACTAGCTTTACTTATTTGTTCTTCAAGATATTCATCAGTTAAACGATAATCTTCTATTTTTTTAACTTTGTTTTGTTCATCTTGTTCTTTTAATTGAATATTTGCAGTATCTAAGACTACTTTTTGTCTTGGCTCTTCGAGTTGTGAACTGATTTTATTTATTTCTTCTACTATAGGAGACTGTTTTTTTGTTTTATTAGGTATTTCATCTTCAGATATACCTAACAGATACTCTGTAGATATTCCTAGGACTCTAGCAAAATCATCAGCACGATTCAACGGGAATTCTCTACTAAAATTAAAATATCTAGATATAGCAGATTTCGCCATATCAACTCTTCTAGCTAATTCAGATATGGAAAGATTCTGTTTATTTTTTTCATCTATTAGTATTCTTACAATTTCTTCATTTGTTCGCATGATTTTCTCTCTATAAACTTGATAAAAACATTATACCACTGTTCCCAAAAAAGCACAAGATGTAAACAAAAAAAGTTTTTTTGTTTTTTTTTATAACTTTTCTGTTGACAAAAGAGAACGATAGTGATATTATTGATTTGTTCCCAAAAAAGAACGAAAGGAGAAATGAATATGACTATTGATTTAAATAGAATCAAAGCAGAACGAATCGCAAATGATTTGACACAAGACGAAGTTGCTAAGCGAATGGGATGGAAAACACGAGCCGCTTACGCAAAAAGAGAAAACGGCATTGTGTCTATTGGGGCTAATGAGCTTATCAAATTGGCTTCTATTTTTGGATACGATAAAGAAGATTTAGGCATTTTTTTTAAAGCGAACGTTCCCGAAAAAGAACGAAACTAGAAAGGATTTAAAAATGAATCAATTAATTACAATCACACAAAACGAAAACAACGACCAAGTAGTAAGCGGTCGTGAACTGCATGAATTTTTAGAAGTAAAAACACCATACACACAATGGTTCAAAGATATGTGCAAGTATGGATTCATTGAAAACATTGACTTTGTATTGGTTTCAGAAAAAAGTGAAACCAATAATCCTAGAAATCCATTTACAACTATTATCAATCATGCCCTCAAACTTGACATGGCCAAAGAAATTTCCATGATTCAGCGTAACGAAAAAGGGAAACAAGCTCGTCAATATTTCATTGAAGTTGAAAAAGAACTCAAACAACAGCTTTTACCGCAAACTCCTGAACAACAAATTGCATTACTCGCTCAAGGCAACGTGAACTTGAATAAAAAAGTTGAGCAAATCGAAAATTCAGTTCTTGATTTGACTGACCGATTCGGACTTCCATCAAATAAAGCTAAAGTTTTGCAAAAGAAAGTAGCAAGCAAAGTTTATATGTTTACTGGCGGTAAGTATTCAAATGCTCATAAAAAATTAGGAGCTAAGGTATTCAGAGAGTTTTATAAAGATTTGAACAATCGCTTCGATGTTGTGAAATATAGCGATATTCCATTAAGTCGTTATGATGAAGCAACAGAATATCTTGATATGTGGCAACCATCTTTCAATACAACGCTTGAAATTCGTGGATTGAACTCACAAACTAGCTTTGACTTTGAAGAATAGAGAGGAAAATCCATGGAACAAACACTTGAAGTACAAGCGACTATTTCAGTTTTAATTCCAGAAGATAAGATTCTTGTAGATAAAGTTGAATATCAAGAGCTTAAAGAAAAAGACTTTGACGGTTGGGTTGGTATGGATGTTTTTACAGAAAAATCAAACCGTAGTATTCCAACAGTTTCCAAAGTTTTAAGAAAACCTGATTTAAGAAAAAGAATATCAGTTGAAAACGGAGGTTGGGTATATTACCCAAATGGTAAAGGAGATAACTGGTCGTTTAGGTTTAAAGAAATGATGGATTTTATAAACAAAGAATTTTATCAAAAGTTTTCAGGAGGAAGTGGTCTATGACCTACACATACATAGTCAACCCAGAGACGGGGGAAATCCTGTTTGACCTATTCCACGACTTAATCACACAGAACATTAGAGCAATCAAGCTCATTGCTAAGAAATTAAATGCGGTGCTCCGCTAGAAAAGAGAACAAAACATGAAAACAAACACTTTATTTGAACAAAAACTTACTGAAATTTTGGCGCGTACATTGAGCGGAGAAGTGACTCCCGTTGAGTACGCATTGAGTAATGAGCCAAGCGAAACTAAAGGAAAAGTTAATCAACTCGTGACTTTTAAGTATGAAGTTGATGAGCCTTCAGAAAAAGATGGACCACAGTTGAAAGGGTAGAAAAATAAAATGTTCGGATTTAAAACAGAAGAAGAAAAATTTAAACTTGCGGATTATGAACAGTTAGCTAGTGATTATCGTGATTTAGCTGACCATGACAAAGCTATGGAAGAAAACCGCGATGAATGGATGAGCTATGCAAAATCACTAGAAGCTCGTGTTGATTCATTAATTGAACTAAATAACGTTTATTTAACTGAACTTTCAATACGTCGCAAGAATGATGAAGCTCGTCAAAGGTTAGCGGTGTTGAAATGAAAAATCAAGTTAAAACAATTAATCATCTTGGTCAAGTAGTTTATCAAGAGTCAGTCGAATTTTATAAAGAAAAACTCTCAGTTCACTCAAAAGATTTTCTTCAAAATGCGCTCATCCCTCAGCTTTATGAATGGTCAAATGCCTATAAAGCAGCGGTTGAGCTTGCAAAATAAAAAAGCCCGCACGGGCATGCGGACTAAGACGTGATACGTCTACAAAATTTTATATCTAGATTATATCACGTTTCAACAAAAATAAGAAACGGAGAACATTAAATGACGGAAGAAAAACCAAGATTTAGTTTTTCTGATATTAGAACTTTTCAGGAATGCCCTTTTAGATTAAGGGAAAGAAAAGCAAAAAGGTACGCTGAATCTCCTACAGAAGCTATGCTAGTTGGCTCTTATGCTCATGCAATGCTTGAGGGAGATAAAAGCACCGATGATTTTATCCAAGAGCATTCTGTGGATATGATGGGCAATATTGGTAAGAAAAACCAAGGCATTAAAAAAGTTTTTAAAGATATTGTGATGGCGGTTAATGAAGTCAAAAAGACTGAAACTTATCAGTCTTTCGATACTTTACATACTCATAAAGAACTTTATATCAGAGCTGATTATGATGATTTTGTGATTAGTGGAAGAATTGATGTCTTAAGGTTTGACCATGAAAACAAAATAATTGAAATCATCGACTGGAAAACCGCCGCAAGCTTTGAAGATATATTTGATAAAAATATCAGAGCTTATTTGGAATGGTACAGCCATTATAGGGAGCAATTAGCTTTATATGCGTGGTTAGTTGCTCAAGAATTCTCTGATTATACAAAACTAGATTATACAGTAGTTGGGAAAATTGTAGGTTTTACCAAGAAACTGCCAGTAAATATTAAGACAATTACGATGGATTTTGGAAAACTTGCTGATATTTCGGATAAAATCCTTGTTCAAACTGTGTTATCTGAGTTGGATAACATTGCTCATAATATTGAGCATGAGGGAATGGATGGATACTTTTGTCATAATTGCGACTGCTGTATCCAAAACAAAAAATACGAAGAATTAGAGGTAGAAGTATGGTAATGCAAATTAAACCTGCAGGGACTAGAAGCCCTAAACTGACACGAGTCCTTATTTCAGGAGGCGGGCTTTCAGGAAAAACGACACTAGCGGCTAAGTTTGCCAGTAGTAATGATAGAGCCTTATTTATCAGTACTGACGGGAATGCATACAAACAAGGGTATCAAGCGATAGATTTTGAGTTTCCACAAAAGGCCGAACAAATCATCACAAACTTTACTCAAGCATTAAATATGGCAGAACAAAATGCTGAAAGCTGGGATGTCCTTGTAATTGATTTGATTGAAGACTTTGACGAACGGGCCCAAACCTTATTGCGTGGCGAACTTAATAATTTTAAATCGACAATGAAAGCATGGGGAAAAATCAATAGTTTATACAAAGATATGCAAAGTTTAATGATGAGTAAGTTTCATGATAAAACAATCGTTTTGCTTAGTCGAGATGTTGAAGAAATTGACCAAAAATCAGGCGAAGTCATTGGATATAAGCCTGCTTTAAGAAAATCTCTCAAAAATATCATTCTAAAAGACCAAGATGTGGAAATTCGAGCATATTTTGATAGAAGCGGTAATCGTCAATTTGATATTTCTAATTTAAGATATGAAGAAATGAAAGGAATGCTTCAACAAATTATTGCTAAACCGTTTGAGATTCCTCAACCTGCCATTGACCCAAAAGAGCAACAAGAATCAAAGGAAAAAGCTAATAAATTAAAAGCACAATATGATAAAGCTTTTGCGGCTGCAGCATCTCATAATGCAAGTGATAAAGATATTGAGTATTGGAAAAATATGGAACCGTCAGAAGCGATTATGTCTATTGCTGATTGGATTCGAATTAAAGAATCCGCTCAGTCAGTCGTTGATGAAGAAGAACCGATTGTGGATGAATTATTTCCAGTAGGTCAAAACTAAACCTATGAGCAAACTGCAGTCCTCAAAAATCCTGAGCAGTAGAATTAGAAATAATTCAACTTTAGCAAAGCCACCTTGGGCGGTGGTTTCGTATTTAGTCAAAGCTGGAGGGTGGCGTAACGACCGTAAAGTCCATGAGTATTCAGTGCCTGCACATAAACACTCATTGCCAGCTTTTAATTTGAAAAATAAAACTTGAAATAAATATAGAAGAAAGGAGAAAGTTTGGAACAAAGTACAAAATTCTTCAATCAAATACCAGTTCCAATTGTGGAAGCTGATGATTTAAATGATTTTGAAAAACTTCTTTTTAGTGAAATATATACTATGGCAAATTCTTACGGAAGTATTTTTCCATCAAATGGATATCTTGCTAAAAGATACGGGAAAACAAAAGTTACAATTTCAAATACCCTGAGTAAGTTGCAGGATAAAGGATATATAAACCTTGAATATCAATATTCTGGTAGAGAAATCGAAAAAAGATTTATTTACCCCTGTTTAAATAAACTTAATGGGGGTATTAAAGAAAATTTTAATACCCCTAAAAGAAATCTTTATGGGGGTATTAAAGAAAACTTTAAAGATAATATATCATCTAATAAATCAATTAATATATCAAATAATAATATATCGGACAAGTCCGATAAAGAGTCTGATTTAGAAACTAGATTTAATAATCTTTGGAAAATATATCCTAATAAAAAAGGGAAACCGAAAGCTCTATTAGCTTATAAAAGAGCTTTAAAATCTGGAACGACAGACGAAGAGATTAAAACGGGTCTTGAAAACTATTTAAAAGAAATAAGAGTTAAAAATACCCAACAAAATTATATAAAACATGGTAGCACATGGTTTAACGGCAAAGGTTGGGAAGATGATTACGATTTAATGCCTATTCAAAATCAAACGTACAACAATAATAAAGTTGTCAAATCTGCTCCAGAATGGTCTAATCCTCAAACTAAAAAGGATAGGGAATATATGACCGATGAAGAAGTGGAGGCTTTAATAAATGGCTTGGGAAATCCCTAAAAGTGCATTTGATAAAGAACTTGCGGAATACTACTTGAGTTTTGTTCCAGGAGTAACTTATCAGCAGTTTGTAAGATACGTAAAATGGGCCCATGAAAAAGAAATTGTAATGAACCCAGTGACCTTTATTGCATCGGTTAAAAAAATCAGCAATGAAGCAGCAACCGAATTAATGATATATGGAGAAGCGAGTGAAGTTTGAATTTGAATTGGATAAAATGCCAACTACTCAGCAGCAAAAAGGCATTAAAAAAGTTAAAGGGAAACTTCAATTCTATGACCGTAGAGGAACAAACAACTACAGTCTTAAAGCTCAACTCATGAAAAATAAACCGAAAGAGTGCTTTGAAAAAAACGTTCCTTTGAAGCTATCCGTTACTTTTTTCTACGCTATCAAGCAAAAAAAGCGTTGGTGGCAATGGAAAACAAGCAGACCTGACTTAGACAATCTTATGAAGAACTTACAAGATTATATGACTAAGTTGCGTTATTACAGTGACGACAGCCAGATTGTATGGCTTGAAGCTAAAAAGGTTAATGACGAGAAAAACAGAATAGAAATTGAAATTACAGAGGTGTAAGAATGATTAAACTAAACAAAATTTACAACGAGGACTGTTCGGAAGGCATGAAGCGAATCCCTGATGGTTCTGTAGATATGATTTTGTGTGATTTGCCTTATGGAACCACCAACTGTTCATGGGATATTATAATTCCATTTGATAAGCTCTGGAAACAATATGAGCGAATTATCAAAGATAATGGCGCAATTGTTCTAACTGGAGCTGAACCATTTAGCAGCCATTTAAGATTGAGTAATCTAAAAATTTATAAATACGATTGGATATGGGACAAAGTAAAAGGAACAGGGTTTTTAAATGCAAAAAAGCAACCCATGAGAAATCATGAAATTATTTCTGTGTTTTACAAAAATCAACCTACTTATAATCCACAAAAAACATCAGGTCATAATTTAAAAACATCTTTTCGTTCAAGCGAACATCAAACTGATGTTTATGGTGAAATGAAGCAAGATTACACTTACTCATCTACTGAAAGATATCCTCGTAGTATTCAAATATTTAGTACAGATACACAAAATAGTTCATTACATCCTACACAGAAGCCAGTGGCCTTGTTTGAATATCTTATTAAAACCTATACAAATAAAGGTGATATAGTACTTGATAATTGCATGGGTTCAGGTACAACAGCAATTGCTTGCTTAAACACTGAGCGAAATTTCATTGGCTTTGAAACTAACGAAGAATACTATAACAAGTCGCTGCAGCGTATCAAAAATAACGTGACACAGCTAGATTTATTTGAGGAGTATCCATCACAAATTAGATACTATGCTAAAGAATCACTCGAAGCAATTGGAGAAAAAATTGATTAAAACAAATTTTGGCACTTTGAAAAAGCTGTATGGATTGGCAAGAAATAATAATTTCAACGCTAACCACAAAGACTTATCTGTGAAAATCAGCGGTCGAACTAAACACAATCACGAACTTTCTCAGCTTTACTTGGATATTTGCAATAAATACAACCATTCAAAGCAAATGAAATGGAAAGATTTATACAAAATACTTGAAGAATTGACCAAAGATAAACAAATAGAACTGTAATAGCTATAATTCATGAAAATTACGGTTACATTGAGCGCTTAAAACGTTTCATGGATAATTTATCACGAACTAGACAAAAGCGCTTAGAAGCTAAAATATGAGGTAGTAATATGTTCAGCAAAAATGAAATAAGGCGTGGAGATAAAATATGCTTCCGCGACACAAAATTCTTAAAAGTTATCGAAGTTACTGACAAATATATAACGGTTGAAAAAGACCAGTTCACTAAAAAATCAGTTAAGCGTGATGATTTTAGAATTGTAAAAATAAATGGAAGATACCATGCATGTGAACTCTTTGACAGAGTTGTGAAGTGAGGGATGAGATGGAAGTATATATTGTAACCCAGTCATGGGGGATTTATTCTGACTACACAGAAGTAGTTCTTGGAGTAGTTTCAAGCATGGAAAAGGCAAAAGAGCTATCGCTGAACGCTGAACCGGTCAGTTGGGAAGATAGTACTGTAGAAGTTGAGTGTTTTGAACTTGACGGAGAACGAAAATCATTTTCAAAAGCGGAACGAGAAGCATATAAATCAAATGATGATTTCTCTAGCAAAGACCGTATTATTTTGAACGAGCTAGATGAAGCTGGGATATAAGGAGCAGATGGATGAAACTAAGCGAGATTGAAGAAGTAGGTTATTTGCTTACTGCTTATGACGAAGAAGATGTCTATGAGGACGGCGATATCAATTATGATGTTTTCGAATTTCATAGAGATAATTATACTCAAAACGATTTGAATAAGTGTGGACTTACTCAATGGGATTTCTGTGATTGCCAAGCTCTTTACACAGCAGAGCAAATGCAAGAGTACGCCGAGGTTAAAAGAGATTATATTTTAATTATTGATGGCGGAATTGGAACAAAATTACATGCTACTGACAGATTTACAGGAACTGAAGCAGTAGATGTCTATGGCGATAAGTACAAGGTTGTGAACCATGTTAAAAATGGAAAAATGTGGGTTCTTGACAACGAGAAGGGACACGAAAAATGATTAAAAAAATAAATGTAACATGCGAAAAATGTAAAGAAAATTTCATATTTACAACTGAAAGTTCAGTCGTTGATAAGGTTTTAGATGAAGGGCATTATATTTGCTTCACTTGTGAAGATGAAAAAAGTGAGGACACGAAAAATGACTAAGTTTGAAGAGAAATTGGAAAAGTTGCCAATAAAAAATATTGAGCATCCTATTGGTGACACTAAATATTATGCGGCCGTTCATGTTAAAACATTGATAGCACAAGCTGACGAAGAATATCAGGAGCTATTTGATAAATATAGTAATCTCAATGATAGCTATGAAAAAGAAGTAATCAGAAGTTCTAAACTAGAATCGCAAATCATTGATTTAAAATCCCAACTCCAACAGCAAGCCCTGCCAGTCGTGCCTGAAGAGGTTGATAAAGCTATCAAATACTTGAAAACTCAGAATAATTTTGCCACACTTACTGATTTGAAGAATCTTGATATTTTGACAGAAAAAGGCTTTTGGTGGCTGAATGATTTCCAATTTAAAGATAGACGATTTGGTTTTGGAGGTCTAAATAATAAGTTATTTATCCTTTCTCATTTAGCTATTACAGGCTATCAAGTAGAAAAACCGCAGCTGTTCTATATTGACTTACCAAAAGTTTTTGGATTAAGCGATTCAACTAGCGATTCAACCTTCGTATCAAAAGCGGAAAGTGGAATAATCTTAGAATTTACAAAAGGGAAAGATTATGCATTAAAATTAACAGAACAAGAAATCAAGTCAATTGATGAGCGTTACTGGCAGTTTGCTGTGCCTGTGGAGGACGGAGAATGACAAGAGGATTTAAAAAACTAAACGGAAATGCGACTATTCCAGAAAGAGCGACAAAACATAGCGCAGGATATGACATTTCAGCAAGTGAAACAGTTACGATTCAACCTGATGAAATTAAAATGGTAAGCACTGGGCTAGCTGTTCAACTTGGTGATGATGAAGTATTGAAATTATACGACCGTTCAAGTAATCAAGTTAAGCGTGGCATTGCATTGATTAATTCAGTAGGAATTATCGATTCAGATTACTATCCGCAAGAATTTAAAGGCTTATTTATGAACATCTCAAAAGAGCCTGTAACGATTTCTAAAGGTCAAAGAATAATGCAAGGGGTATTTGTCAAATACCTTACAACAGACGATGACAACGCAAATGGAAAGCGTACAGGTGGTTTTGGCTCAACTGGGGAGGTGTGAAATGAAAGCTTGGATAATTAGCAACCCTTGGGATTATGAGGGACGACAAGCTCTTACCTTTGCAGATACACGAAATGAAGCAAAAAGTCATGCTGGTTGGTTTGATATTGAGGGTGATTGGATTGATTTAAGAGCGATTCGTGCAAAAACATTTGATGATATGGAAAATCTATCAGAAAAAGAACTAATGCGTATGCAATGGCATGAGGATTGGTGGTTTGAATATGGCAATGACCGATTACCTCATTTTGATGAAGAGGGAGTAACCGAACAAACCTTTGATGATTGGTGGAGTCGAACTTATGGAAATGAAGAGGGCGGAGATGGACAATAAAACCGAATCTTTGACTGTCACAATGCCTATGGAAGAATTTGACAAGCTTGAAAAACTGGCACTTTCAGCTCACACTGACAAACTTTCGGTTGAAAAACTCCAAGAAGAATTAGAGAGCTGCATTCAAACGTTGATTGAAGCGAGCGTTGCAGCAACCATCACTCAAGATATTGTTGTTGGAAACCTTGTAGACAGAAAGCTTGCGGACCTAGCTAAAACTCATAAACTTGCAGTTGATTACATCGAAAAAGTAACTGGAAAGAAAATCGATGTTGTACTAGCTGAGAATGCAGCACTTGAAGCGGAGGAAGAGGAATGAGATCAGAGTTAGTAGGAAAACCTAAACTTTTAAGTAAACGAGAACTTGAACTCCAAGAAGTTAAATATATATATTCATTACGTGCTGAAAGAGACGAACTCCAAGAACAGCTTAACACTGCGAAAAAGTATATCGAGCATGTTATTGGAACGATTAAACGTGATGGGCATTTAGAAACTATTCAAACAGACTGGATTTTGCCTGATTTAGAAAAAACACTCGCAGCGATTGGAGGGGATGATGAGCTGTAATCAATGTAAAAGTGAATATTATATGAGGGTTGTGCAATATGCTAGACCATTGCTACAACCACTTACACCAGAACAAGCAGTTATGGATAACTTGCATGAAATGACAGGTAAAAGATTTTATAGAATTTATCCAAACTTTTGTCCAATGTGTGGTGAAAAAATTGAAGGGAGCGGCGATGAGTAATAAAAAATGTCCGAATTGTGGCTATGAACTTGATTCATGGAATGACTGTGTTTCAGTTAATAATATTTTAGAATGTCCAGAATGTGAAGAACATTTTGAATTAAAGGCAGTTAGATTAAATAAACCCCAGCTCACAATTCCTAAAAGCATTGCGGAAATTCTTGGAAAATATGACAGGTATAATCCCACAGCTGATAAGCTGATTATGATGGCTTACAGAGATTATCAAGAATTTCATGATTGGATTATAAAAGACTGGGTTAAAAATGGCAATATTGCCAGAGCCTACCTCGTAGGCAAAGCCCTCGGAGTTGATTTAGTGAAAGTGGTGGAGGGGATAGATGACAATTACTGAGCAACAATTCTATGACATGCTCAATGTTGATGAACACATGAATTTTACAAATCGAATTCAAGAACTTGTTTTTGATAAAAAAGGACGTGAAGAATTTTATTCTAAAATCTTAAATATCCACCATGACATGAGTGTTGATTTTTTCAGAGATTATTTTATGACTCACTCAGCTGTTTCGGCAAAAGGACAGCATTATACACCAGATGCACTTGGTAAGCTCACAGCGTTGCTTGTAGGTGGTTCTGGAGGTGCTGATTTAACTGGAGCAGGAACAGGAACTCTAATTATCCAAAAATGGCAAAATGATCGAATGAATGCAGACTTTTTTAACTATTTGCCGAGTAACTATTGGTACCAGGCATTAGAATTATCGGATGAAGCTATTTCATTCTTGATTCATGCCTTTGCAATCCGAGGGATGAATGGTGTAATCATTCATGGTGATGCATTGGAAATGGCCGTGAAGCAAGTTTATTTCATTCAAAACAGTGCTAATAATCCGATTGGTTTCTCAGAGATAAATGTTATCCCTCACAGCAAAGATGCAATGGAATTTTTAGGGATTCATGAATGGACGGAACAGGCAATTGAACATATTGAAAGTAAATTTCCTGACTGGATTCCACTCATAGAAGAAAAGAAAGGACAGATGAGTTTATTTGAATGAATTATTTCATGAATACTAAGGAGATTTGAATGACCGACAAACTAATATCTGGTCAATGACTGGTGGGGAGGGATTGAATGAAAAAATATTGGGTAGTTGAAGACCATTTGGGCGGAGGATTTTATCTGATGCCAGAAGATACTCCAGAAGAAGAATTAAGAGAAGTTGAAGTTTATTGTGATACATGCGGAGACAATGATTCTATTATTGGTCAGTTTTCAAACTGGAATCAACTTAAAAAAGAAATGACTGATGACGAAGGTTGGTGTCCATATTCGGATGAATATTTGCAATCAGTATTTGAGGAGGACAACCAATGAAACTTTTGTGTAAGCTGTTCGGGCATAAGTGGGATTTCCCAGTTGATATTTATGGAACTATCACTTGTGAAAGATGCGGAATTGAGTTGAAAGATTATTGGAGTAAAAAATTCCATTCATAAGATTTCAACCGCTCAGACCTTGACGAGTCTGAGAACGTGTTCCCTGAAAAATGGCTTGATAAACATATGGATTGAGGTGGAGATGAAAAAATTTAGATTAGTAAGTAGCTCGTTTTTGTTGAGTGATGGATATCCTCACTCAAAAGTTGTTGAGGTTCAAGCTGATAATTATGCTGAAGTAATACAAGAACTCGAAAGCAACGCAGGTTGGTACACCGCTGACAACGGAGCTTTCAAAGTTGCCTATATCGAGGAGGTTGTGGAATGAAAGATGCGTCAAAATTAGTTTTATTTACTATTATGGCTATGAGTATTGTATCGCTTATTATATCTATGCCAACGCTGATTGTGACAATGCTTATGGGAATTAATTACCTTGCCCTTAGAGCGCTAATCGCTGTGATTATGGGTACCGTCATTTTCACAATAGCTTGGGTAATATTGAACAACCAAATGGACAAAGAACTTAAAAAAATTGATAAAGAACTTGCTGAGCACAAACTAAAAATGGAGCAGCTCGACAAAGAATTTGTTGAACGGCAACAAAGAGTCGCTGACAGATTTAAGAATTTGAGGTAAGTAAAATAAAAAAAAGCCCAAGCTGACCAAGCTTGAGCGAAATTGTGAATTCTAACGTTTATATTTTTATGGTCTAACAAATTATATCATACTGAGCTAGGAACTCGCTAAACTCAACTGGAGGAGAAATAAAATGGATAAAGATTTCTATAAATTAGTAACTCAAAAATTAGCTGAGAAACTAGGCTGTGAACCACAGAATATTTATATTGTATGGCAATGCAAAACCCTACAAAATATAAAAGGATTGTTTTCTAGTGATGTTGAAGCTGCAAATGGGATGTATTATGAAGCAACATATAATGGGAATAAAGGTGAATTATATTTAGACAGCTATAAAAAACTAGAAAATGAAGTGATTAAAGTTAAATTTTAAAATGAAAAAAGCCCACTGCAATGGGCTTCGGCAACTGAATTTCTAACTTAATTATACCACAAAAGGAGAATTTGATGAATGGCAGATAAGTTAGATAGAATTATTGGGGATTACTTGACAGGGAAGTTAGCAGCAAATATCAAAGCTAGAGAACTTGATTTAAGGGCTAGAAAACCTACAGATAATCTTGGAATTAGAACGCAATCACTTGGAATAGCACCGCAAGAGTCGGAATTTTTAAGAGTTGAGGAAGATGAACTGAATGGCATTCTTGGGAAAATGAAGAGACAAAAAGAAATCCTTGATATGTTCTGGGATGTCGAATGTAGTGAGACAAAAAAAGCTTTACTACTCCATTATCAGCAAAGAATGACATGGTACGGAGTAGCTCAAGAGATGTTTGTAGGAGTTACAACATTATGGCGCTGGAACAAATCTTTTAAAGAAATGATTAGACCTTATTTGTAAGTTGTAAAATCGTGAAATGTTTTTGAATGATTCGTTGAATTTTACCCCGTGTTTTAAGTGGTATACTTATATCATGGTTTAAGACGACGAGCCAATACTCATAATTCTCCAAGTGATAAAAACTGCTAGAAATAGCGGTTTTTTTGTGTAGACTTTTAGAAAGGAGGAGAAATGGCAAAAGCTAAATATGAAGAATGGATTTTAGAAGAAGGATTACTCAAGATTCAAGGTTGGGCAAGAGACGGCTTAACAGAGGAGCAAATCGCTCATAATATGGGGATTGCTGTTTCAACTCTGGGTAATTGGAAAAAAAGTCATCTGGAGATTTTGGAGGCCCTAAAAAAGGGTAAAGAAGTTGTTGACATTCAAGTCGAAAATGCTTTGTTAAAGCGTGCTTTGGGTTATGAATTTGTTGAAGTAACTAAAGAGTTAGCCGAAACAGGATTAATAGTAACGAAAAAAGTCACTAAACAGCAAGCACCAGATACAACCGCGGCTATTTTCTGGCTTAAAAATCGTAAGCCGAATGAATGGCGCGATAAAAGAGAAACACAAATTTCTGGTAACATTGGGGTTCGTAATCCTATGCAAAACCTAACGGAAGAAGAACTTCGGAGGTTAGCAAATGGCATTGATGGAACATGATATGAACAAAATTCGTGAGGAGGCCCTAAAAGAGCTTGCTAGAAGAAATTATATTGATTATTTCTATTATGCTAATAATTGTACTTTTGAGCCGTTAAGACACCAAAGGTATATTGCTCCTTATTTGCAACGAATCTCAGACGGTGAACGTCTTTTTATTATCGTTGAATTACCACCTCAACACGGGAAATCAACATTTATTACAGAATCTTTCCCCTCATATTATTTGATGAAGAATCCAGATAAACTTGCAATGGTCGTTTCTTACTCAGAAGAACTTTATAAAAAGTTTGGTAGAAAAAACCGTGAAAAATTTAGAACTTTCAGCAAGGAATTATTTGATTTAGAAATTAGTTCTGATACTGCCAGTGTTTCAGAGTGGGGAATTGATAAACATTTAGGGCAACTTTACAGCACATCAATTTTAGGTGGAGCTACAGGTCGTGGTTCAAATTTACTTATTATAGATGACCCCATAAAAAATAGGTCTGAAGCGGAATCTAAAACTATTCGCGACAAAATATATAGCGAATGGCAAGATACCTTTTACTCTCGTTTATCTGCTGATGGTTCTGTCATTGTTATCATGACTAGATGGCATGAGGATGATTTAGCAGGACGACTTCTTAAAGAAAATAAATTACCATGGATTGAAATAAAAATACCAGCAGTTGCTGAAGAAAATGACTTATTAAATCGTGAAGTTGGTGAATCTCTTGCCCCTGAAATCGGAAAAGATGAAGAGTGGGCAAGGCAAACTAAAGAAGTAACCGGCTCTCGTGGTTGGGCTGCTTTGTATCAACAAAGGCCAACACCAGCTGGCGGGAATATTTTTAAACGGTCATGGGCCAAATTTTATGTGCCTACACTCGAAATGAAAGTTAAATTAGGACTTGGTGATGATGTAAAAGTTATGCCAAGTCATTTTGATATTCAAATGCAGTCATGGGACTGTACATTCAAAGATAAAAATACATCTGACTTTGTTTCTGGTCAAGTTTGGGCGCGTGCTGGTGTAGAAAACTATTTACTAGACCGCCACCATGAGCGAATGGGGATAGTCGATACTATGAAGGCTATTGAAGTCATGACAGCCAAGCATCCAGAAGCTATTGGAAAACTTATTGAGGATAAAGCCAACGGTTCTGCAGTAATTGAAATGCTACAGAAAAAAATAAAAGGTATAGTACCAGTAAATCCACAAGGTGGTAAAGAAGTAAGAGCGCAGGCAGTATCTCCTCTATGGGAGGCTGGCAATGTTTATTTGCCACATCCACTATGGAAATCATATAGTGACGAGATACTTGATGAGTTGACTGCTTTTCCAAATGCAGCGCATGACGATGATGTCGATAGTATGACTCAGGCACTTGTCAGATTAGATAAAAGGCCAGTACACACAAGAAGAGAAAATAGAACAACAGCATTTTAGGGAGGTGATAAATTGACATCTAAAATTATTAGTGGTGGGAAATCTGGTGGAATTCCCAAAGGTTTAAAGAAGCAGGCTGTTATGGCAGATGAAAGCAGGGTATTAGCTTCTGTTATCAAAAGCGAAAATGGAGAACAGAGTTTTAGAAGAGATTTGACTTTAATTAGTCCTCCTTATGATATTGCTGCTTTGAGAGATGTAGTCGATAATAGCAATATTCTTAACCAATGTATTGAAGCTTATGCAACTAACGTTGCTGGATTCGGTCTTGATTTGAGATACAAAATGGATGATTCCAACGAAAACGAGGAAACAAAAGCAGAGTGGGATGTTCTTACAGAATTACTCAATGAATTAAGCTTTGAACGTCCGCCTAAGGAAATCGTCCAAGAAGTCATTCGTCAAGTCGAAGAATGTGGAAATGGATATTTTGAAGTTATTAGAAATGGCGTCGGTCATGTTGTAGGGATTGATTCAATCAAGCCTGAATTTATGACAGTTACCAAGCAGAATGTAGTCACTAATGACCAAGGTCAACAGATTAAGGTTAGATATTTTAATTATCGTGACAACTCAGATGATAGCTCCGTAAATTCTGGGACTTGGTTTAAGACTTATGGCGATACAACGCCACTTGATACGAATGGTTCTATCGGCAATGGAACAGCAACTGAAGTCATTCACATTAAAATCGGAGACTTCCAAAGCCCGTATGGCGTTCCAAGATGGATTGGACCGCTGATTAAAATTATTGGTAATCGTAAAGCCGATGAGCTGAATTATCGTTATTTTGTACAAGGTCGGCACATTCCTCTGGCAATCATGCTTGAAAATGCTCAACTTACACAAGCAAGTGAAGCGACTTTGAAGAGCTATGCTGATTCAATTGGTGGAGAAGAAAATCAACATAAATTTATTTTGTTAGAATCTGAAAAAGTTTCGCCAGGAGAAGAAGCGGCAGGCTACGGAGAAGATAAAAGTAAGCCATCAATTAGGGTTGAACATCTTGCTGATGTTTTACAAAAAGATGCACTTTTCCTTGAATATGATGAGAATGTCACTCAAGCTGTTTTAGGGGCGTTCAGGCTTCCTCCAATATATGTGGCAAAGACTACTGACTACAACAGAAACACTGCTGAGACTGCCAAAGAATTGACAGAGGAGCAAGTTTTTCAACCTTTACGTGAATCTTATGCTTGGCGGATTAATTCTTTATTTAAAGAGTATGACCTTAAATATGTTGAAGTTTATCTTAAAGCACCAAAAATTAAAAACATGGATGATGTTACTAAGTTTATTCAAGTTGCAAATTCTGCTGGTTCCATTGCTCCAAATGATTTGCGCGGACCTCTATCTGATGTACTTGGCTTGCCTTTAGAGAACTTTGAGGGTGAGGAGTATAATTTACCGACCAAACAGTCCAACGCTCAAAATGGGCTAAATTCTGATGATGTGAACCTATCTAAAGCCTATGGCGCAGAAACAGGGGCAGATATAGCGGCAGGTATCCGTCAAATAATGCGGAGGGCGCGTGATGAATGATGCGGAATTAATTCAAAAATCCTTAGAACTATCAGCAGAGGAAAAAGAAGAGCTGACTAAGCTTTTAAGAAAGGCTGGTTTTAGCTTTACCGAAACTCTTGCTGATAATATATCTGATATTGAACAGGAATTAGAGGATATACTTCAAGAAGATTATGAGCAAGTTGCGCCAATCTTGGAAGAATTAGCTCAGAAAGATAAAAAACCAAGTCGGAAAATGATTTTAGCAGCACTTGCAGCTAGAGTTTTCATTAGTAAAATGTCCGAAAGAGTCAATCCCAAAATAAAGCTTTCTTATGTAGCGCTTTTTGATAAATTCAATAGCAAATATAAAGGAAATAGTGAATTCAATCCTAAAAGCCGTCATTCAAAAGAAATTGATAAATGGCTTAAAGGTTTACCAAAATTAATGGACCTAACTTCTAAAGAGAGGTTCATTTTTCTTGTTCAATCCTCGTATGACGAAGGAAAGGGCATTAAATGGCTAGAGCGTAACCTCTCTAAACTAGACGAGTTTGGACATAGTAGAGCAAGAACTACATCAATTACTGAGGTTTTGAGAATGTACTCAGGCTCTCAGTATGAAGCGATGATGTCCAATCCGAACATAGTTGGAAAGGAATGGAGGCATACTAGTGGTATAGGAGAACCGAGAATGTCACATGGACAGGCAGACGGAACAGTTGTTGCAGTTGATGATTTCTTTATTATTGATGGCGAAAGAGCGAGGTATCCAAGGGACCCTCAATTATCGCCAGGTAATTCTATCAGTTGTCATTGTTTCATGAATCCCGTGCTTGCTGACAAGTACACCAAAAATTAAACAGAAAGGATAAAAATGCGAAAGCTAGAAAATGTAAAAGTTACCCATGTTTCGTATGTTGATAAAGCAGCAAATAAAAAGCAATTCTTTTTGACTAAATCTGCTAGTGAACCAACTTTTGAAACGACAGTAAAACTTTTAACAAAGTCAGATGACCCTCAAAAGCTAGTTTATGGAGTTGTCTATGAGCCTGATGTAGAAGATGCACACCGCGACTTTATGGACGCTGAAACGATTGAAAAAGCAGCACATGGATTCATGGAAGAATATCAAAACATCGATAAACAACATGATTTTAAAACGAGTGCTGGAAAAGTTGTTGAAAGTTATGTAGCTCCAAGTGATATGACCGTAGGTGATACTGCTATTGCTAAAGGAACTTGGGTTCTTGTAACAAAAGCTACAGATGAACTTTGGGAGTCAATCCAAAAGGGAGAATTTACAGGATACTCTCTTGCTGGAACAGCAGAGGTTGAAGAAGTCAAGAAACAGACTAAAGATCGTTATATCAGGAATGAACCTTCAAGAAATTTAATTGCTGCGATTGATGCATTTTATCAAACCGCAAATCGATTAATATGGGATGGCGATGAAGAATTACCAGATACTTACGATAGTATTATCGCTGAAGCCAATGAATTCATTGATGTGATAAACCAGTTAAAAGAAGGTAATGGAATAGTGAAATCAAAAGGACTAATTGATACAGTTAAGTCTTTTTTTAATTTAAAAAAACAGGAGGAAGTCGAAATGACTCAAGAAGAACTTAAAAAAGCTCTAGGTGCAGCTTTTACACCAATCAATGATCGTTTGGAAGCTTTAGAAAAAGCTACAAAAGACCCTAAAGCTGACCCTAAAGATGACGGCAAAAAGAAAAAAGTTAAAACGGATGATGAAGAAGCAGCACTTGATGCGAAAGCAGTAGCAAAAGCAGTTTCTGAAGCAATTGCTCCAATGGCTGGACGTCTTGAAGCTCTAGAAAAAGCTCGTGTCAGCAATGCTACTGAAATTATTTCAGAAACAGTTAAAAAGTCAGCAACACCAAGTTATGTTGATGCACTTTTCCCAATTGAAGACTAAAGGAGAAAAACAATATGAACAACACAGAACTTTTACAAAAACAATTTGCTGCTATTTCTAAAGCAGGTAACGACGTGACGCTTCGTTCTGACAATGCGCGTGCATTTGTTTTGGATGTCGTTTCTGGACAAGCAACTCTTCAAAAATTGCCACCTTACTTTGCTAAATCATCAACAGGTTCTATCGATAAGCTTGGTGTTAAACGCCGTACAATGCGCACGCATAAAGGAACAGCTACAACTCCTACAGGTTCAGATATTGCCGAAGAATCTTCTGTATCATTTACTCTTTCACCATTTTTCGTTGATGCATGGATTGAAAACAGTAATGTATTTTATACTGCTCAAACTCGTGGCCAAGATGTACGCCAAGCGTTGACAACTCTTATGCAACAACAATTTGGAGCTGATTTACAAGACCTTGCTTTTAATGGAGACACTGCCTCAAAGGATGAATTCTTGAAACAAAAGGATGGATTCATTAAAAAAGCGCAAGCAGGAGCGGTTGTTAAACTTACACCTACTGCGCTTCCAACAATCGAAACACTTACGACTGATGTTGTGGGAGGATTCGAAAGCAAATACATCAACTCTAACTTCAAGTGGTTTATGTCATTGAAAACTTCAACTCATTATGTTGCTGAAATCCAAAGCCGTGCAACTAATCTTGGGGATGTAGCAATTGTTAATGGACAACTTACAAATATTGCTGGTTTTGCAGTTGAAGTAGTTGATAACTTCCCAGATAAGGTTGTTTTATTCTCACCATTTGAAAATTTGACCCCAGTTCTTGGATATGAAGTTAAAATGCAGACAGCTGCAGCCGATCCAACATCAATTGCTAAACAAGCAACTTATCATTTTGTTTTGACATCAGCTGACTTCGTAATCCGTGAACTTAAGATGGTTGGTGTTGTTACGGTGACACCCTGATGTTCCCCAAGAACCAACTGGGGTAACGTTGGATAAAACAACTGCAAGCTTAGCTGTTGGTGGAACTCAAAAATTAACTGCTACAGTTGCTCCTGATAACGCAGACGATAAAACTGTAACATTTAGTTCTAATAATATTGCTATTGCGACAGTCACTCCTGTTCAAGGAACTGTTACTGCCGTTGCAGAAGGAAAAGCAACAATTACAGCCACAACTTCAAATGGTAAAACTGCAACATGCGAGATTACCGTAACTCATGCGTGATTACCGTAACTGCTAAATAATTCTAAATAAAAAGGGTGGTTTATGCCACTCTTTTTTTTGGAAAGGAGGTCAAATGGAATATGTAGATAAAACTTACTATGATGAATCTTATAAAGGAGAATCAATAGCAAATGATGGATTTCCAAAATTTAATAAACGCTCTCAGGATATCATTGATTCTTTGACAAATTATAAAATACCTCAAATTGGATTTGATAATTTAAAAACAAATGTCCAAGAGTTAATTAAAAAGGCTGTTTGTGCTCAAATTGAATACTTCAAAGTTGAAGGTATTGAATCAAATATAAACGGCGTCAGTTCATCATCTCAAAGCGTTTCTATTTCTGGGTTTAGTTATTCTTCAAGCCAACCTTCTTCAAGCAGGCAGACAAACAGAGTATCTCCCAGTACATTAATGTATCTGGAAGGAACGGGTCTTTTAGTCAAAAAGGAGGTAAAAATAAGTGTTATTTGAACCAATCCCGAAAAGACTGCTGATTCATGAAGTAACCTACACAGAGCCGTCAAACGTTGGCGATGGTTCTATGGGAGGTGGCTCTAAGCCTAAAAGTACAGTAATTAAGAATGTACGATTTACTCCAACTCGAAAGAAAGTGACTAAATCGGACAATACAGAAGCATATACAAATGGCATTCTGTTTATTGATTCAGTAAACTCTAGCCCTTTCATTGAAATTAATGAGGGAGGAAAGATAGCTTTTAAAAATAAGAAGTTAAATATTATTGGCTGTCTTGAAGCTTATACTGACCAAGGAACCCCTCATCATTTGGAGGTACAGTTACAATGAGTGTTAAATTTAAAGGAAACTTTAACCGAGTTGATAGAGCAATTAAAAAAGCACTCAATCCAACAAGCGTAGAGTTTGCTAAAAAAGCCAATAAGTATGTCAAAAAAGATACTGGAGCAACTGAATCGAGCGTTTGGAGCGCTAGTAACTTTGATAAAGGGCAAGTAATATGGGATACAGATTATGCTGCTTATGCCTATTACATTGGTACCCCATCTAAGGAACATAATCCAGATGCCGAGCAGAGGTGGGGAGAAGTTGCAAAGTCACGAGACATGGAAGATATTAGAAGAGTTGCTCAAAATGCTATTAAGGAGAATCTTTGATGGATATATTTTCAGTTCTTTCTAATCGTTTGCGAACGTTAAAACTAGAAACGCCACGATTAACCGATAGCGGCCGCCAAATTATCCAAGAGGATAATCCTCCACAAGATAATGAGCGTGACATATCGCTTCAATCTGTGGCGTCTGGACAAGGAATAAAAGACCTTTCTCTTGGTAGGGAAATGTCTTTTTTAGTCCAAGTCACAATAAAAAACACTGACCAATTGCAAGCTTACAATGATGCATGGAAGATAGCCAATGATTTTGATAGATTACCTCGTTATGAAAATAATGAATTGGTAACTCTTGAATCAGGAGATGGCTCTTTTTTCTTTGATTCTAGTTCCGTTTATACTCAACCAAGAAATCTTGGAAAACAAGAACATGATGCCTATCTTTATGTTTTAACGCTTGCACTAAATATTAGAAAATAAGGAGAAAAAAATGACTTATACAGGATTTGCTTTAAATTACCTCAATAAGTACGAAATTGGAGAAGCAGGAACTGTTGCCCCTGGCACAGGTAAGGTAACACCACCTAGCAAACTTTATGAACTAGCTGAAGGCATTCAATCTGTCGATCTAAAAAATGATGAAGATTCATCGGATTATTCTTACTACGCTGATAAAGGCGGTAAGCAAACGAATATTTCATCTGTTTCGACAAGCTATGCATTTAAAGGTCACCGCCGATATGCTGATAGTGATGCACAATCGTTTATTCGCGAACGACTTGCTAAAACAGGTCAAGACCGTGTTGTCTATTTCAAACATACAGAACCAGACGGGCGAATTCTTTCTGGTAATGCCACTCTTTCAGGAATCGTTCATGGTGGCGGGGATGCCGGTGAGCGCGGTAACTTCGAAGCAACTATCACTTTCAATGGTTTGCCAGATGATTCAAAATCTTTGGGCGTGTAATACATACATAAAGCTAGAGGGGATTCCTTCTAGCTTTTATTTTTTAAGGAGAAAAAATGGCAAAAAAACAAAATGAAATCGTAGTTGAACTCAAGAAAAACGTCATCCCTACTCGTGTTTTTGGAATCAAGTTCGAAATTAAAATGGGTACTCGATATTTAAAAAAATATACAGAAGAGCTTCCTAAAATTAATGAGCAAATTGAGAGCAAGCGAAAAGAAGTCAAGATTTTAGAGGGTAAAAATGACCTTAAAGCATTATTTGAATTACTTGAGTTCATTAAATCAAAAATTCAAGAATATACAGATTTAATTTTGGGTGATGGTGCTTTTGAAAAACTCTATGATGTTGCAGATGAAGATTTATTTGTAGTTGAAGAAGGAATGCGTCAAGTAACAGAGCAGTTCCAATTGATTCAAACAAAATCTAAAGCTCAATCATTTATTGACGGTAAAAAACGTTAAGACAGGAGGCTTTACATGGTACTTTCTCTTTCATGGAGTCAGCCAGATGTAATTGAAGCCAAAACTGCTGATTATGAAGTTGTAATGGATTTTTCACGAGTTCTGAGGTTATTTGAGCTTTATAAGCAAGATGATATCGATGTATCTGAAAAACTGTTCATTACCATTGAAATGTTCTTTTTAACGCCTATTAATGAGATACCAGAGGAAGACTTTCAGCCAATACTTGAAGGATTAACACAAAAGATAATTGGTGATAATTCTAGGGAAGAAACAGTTGAGAGAGATATGAAAGGAAATATCCTCGAAGAAGAGAAGAAATTTTATGACTTTGAGGAAGACGCTGATTATATCTTTGCTTCATTTATGCAAGATTATGGAATTGATTTAATAAAAGAGCGTGAGAAATCCAATTATTACTGGAATAAAGTTCAGTCTGGAAAGATGTCGCTTGAAAAATTTAGAAATCATACCATGAGTTGGGATAAGTTTAACGCTCTCCTAACTGGGTTGTCGGAAACTTCTAAGTTTAGGCGCGTGATTGAAATTCGGCAGATGGAAATTCCTGATAATGCTACTGAAAAAGAACGAAAAGAAATCAAGAAAGCTAAAACTGCAGTTGCACTGAAATCAGACCGCGAAAGAATTGAATTCGAAATGATGGATTTAAAAGAGCAACGGGAGTTCATGAGAAGAAAGGAGGAAGAATTAAATGGCCAATGACGGAGCAGTAGTAATTGACGTCTTGTTAGATAGTGCAAAGGCAATGACTGAATATAATAAATTAGGTTCGGTCATGTCTGGAACTGGTAGCAAAATAGGCAGTGCTTTAAAAGCTGGAACAGCTGCAGCAATTGCTGGAACAGCCGCAGTCGGTGTTGCAGCTGTTGGAATTGGTAAGCAAGTTCTTGCCTCCTATGCTGATTATGAACAGTTAGTAGGTGGTGTTGATACTCTTTTTGGCAATGCTTCTAAGACAGTACAAGGATTTGCTGATAATGCATATAAAACAGCAGGGCTGTCAGCTAATGCCTACATGGAAACTGTAACAGGTTTTTCAGCCTCGATGGTTGCATCTCTTAAAGGAGATACAGCTAAAGCAGCAGATTACTCTAATCAAGCAGTTGTCGATATGGCAGATAATGCCAATAAAATGGGTTCAAATATCGGTGATATTCAGAATGCTTATCAAGGTTTTGCCAAGCAGAACTATACCATGTTGGATAACTTAAAGCTTGGATATGGTGGTACTCAAGAAGAAATGAAGCGCCTCTTATCAGACGCTGAAAAATTCTCTGGACAGAAGTATGATATTTCTAGTTTTGCTGATGTAACTCAAGCTATTCATGTTGTACAAACGCAAATGGGCATCACGGGAACGACAGCAAAAGAAGCGGCTTCAACTATCAGTGGTTCAATTGATAGTACAAAAGCGGCTTATCAAAATCTGATTACTGGTCTGGGTAGTAGCAACGCTAATATCAAACAATTAGTCGATAACTTAATGGGTTCTTTGACTAATGTTATTAACAATATTACTCCTATTATCGGAAATCTGATAACTGCATTGCCTCCCGTTATTACAGGTTTGCTAAGTTCAATCGCAAAACTTTTGCCAACTTTATTTAGTACAATTGCATCACTTTTCGGGACCTTATTATCTACAATAGTTAAACTTCTACCAACAGTAATTCCTTCGTTTGTGCAAGGGATATTACAAATTGTTAATGCTATCATCCAAAACCTACCGATGATTATCAATGCAGGGATTCAAATAATAATGGCTCTAGTACAAGGTCTAGTACAAGCATTACCAACGTTGATTCCTCAAATTGTACAGGCTGTTCTATTGATAGTAAATACCTTGACTCAGAATCTTCCTTTATTAATAACTGCAGCAATACAGATAATTGTTGCTATTGTCACAGGATTGGCTCAAGCTATTCCCCAGTTGATACCAGCAATAGTTAATGCTGTATTTGTAATGGTTGATGCACTTATAACAAATTTGCCATTGCTGTGGAGCGCATCAATTCAAATAATATTGGCTATTATTAAAGGAATAGTTCAAGCGTTGCCCCAATTATTAAGCCAGATGGAAAAAACTATTCCATTATTAGTTAACACAATAATTAATAATTTGCCGATGCTGATAAACGCAGCTATTCAAATCATCTTAGCATTGATTAGCGGTTTTGTCAGCGCCACACCTCAAATTTTAAGCTCTATGAATAGAATTATGAATAACTTAATTAGCACTATTGCTGGAAAAGTAGGTGAATTCTTAAGCAAAGGTGTACAAATCATTGGAAGCTTTGTAAATGGTATTATTAGCGGCAAAAATCCAGTTGATGTTTTTAGGAATTTTATAAAAAATATCGCTGGGTTATTTGGACTAAATACACTTTATAATCAAGGGTCCGCAATCATTAGTGGTTTTTTTAATGGTTTGAAAGATAAATTTGAAGATGTTAAGAGCTGGGTAGGTGGTATTGGTAAATGGATTTCAGACCATAAAGGGCCTATTTCATATGATAGACGCTTACTCATTCCTCATGGTGGTTCAATCATGGAAGGCTTGGATGAGGGGCTTCAAGACAAATTCAAAAAAGTTCAAGCTAACGTTTCATCTATGGCTAACAAGCTAGCTGATTCGCTCACAGGAGGATTACCTTCGATTGACACAGCATTAAACGCTAGTGTCTCTAGTTCGACTTCTTATAGTCAAGCTCAGCTAGTTAACTCTAATAATGCGACACTGTCTGAAAAGATTGACAAAATGGGCGATAGAATCGATGAAATGAATCAACGAAAAATTTCTATAAAAGTTAATGGTAGAGAAGTTGCAGAAACTATCTATGATGATTTCGAAACTGTAAAAACTTCAAGAGATACCAGAGACAGAATGATTGGTAGAAAAAAATAGGAGAGAAAAATGTTCAAAGTAAAATATGGTGATGACTACCTCACAGATTACGTTAAATTCACTAAAATTGAACGTGGAGTAGCTTCTGAAAATACTCTAACTACAGAAGAAAATTCGTCTGATGGTGTTGAAATTGTATCTGTAAAAAGAGGTCCTAAAGAAATCCCAATGTCATTTCATGTTATTGATGGATTAGATGTAAACTTTGTCAGAAGGAAATTAGGACAAATTCTATCATCGAACGTTACTAAAGAGTTAAGTTTTAGCGATGAGCCAAATTATTATTACAATGCGATTCTTACTGGGAAATTTGAATATACCGATAATGGATTTGAAGCCGATGGTTCATTTACTCTATTTGTAAGTGACGGTGCAGCTCACCGAACTGATAGGGTAACTCTAAATTCTACAAATAGCGGTGGGCCTAGCGGTACTATTACTAAAAATACTGATGGAAGCGTCAGAATAAAAGTAATAAATAATGGTACAAAACCAGCGTATCCTAGAATTGACATTATAAATAATCAAGAAAACGGATATTTATCTTTAGCTCATGTTAGTGGTGGGTTTGCCATGGGTAAAATTACAGAAGTCGATGGTATAGATGTGCAAAAAAGCGAGTATCTTTATGATAGCAAGGATGACACATCGTTTTCTAAATTTAAAGATGTTGCAGCTGGAACTGTTAACCCTCAAAATAATTGGTTAGCTACAAACGGAAAACTTGAATATCAAACAGATGGGTTGAGATTAAAAGACCAAGGAACTGTTGGTTCTAACCAAGGAGTAGCTGGTGGCATGAAAGTAATGACTTTACCAGCAGATTCAAACGGTCATGTTGGAGCGGTCAATTTCTATTCATATTTCAATTTATTTGCTTGGGCTGGAGCATTTGGTCAGACTGGATTATTGCAAGTTCTATTTACTGATGTCAATGATAAATTAGTCGCTGGGTATGGAATTTCAAAAGGTGATATGTCTGGAAATAAAGCTCAAGTTAAATTCTGGTGCGGTGGTAGTAATCCGAGAGAATTAGGTTCAAAGGATTTTATTTCCAATAACGGCGAAGGAAATGGCGCTGGAGATATGAATAACACACAATTCAATGAGAGAAATGGTAGTACAGATTTTGTTAAAACTGGCGAGAAATTGGAATTCTATTGGAAGGGGGCTAGAATTCCTTTTTATATTCCAGATTTAGCAAATGTTGAAATTGCAAAAGTTTACATTTATATTGGGCAATATACACAGTCGAATAAATTTATGACTAATTTATCTATGAGAAACATATCTTGTCGTAAGGATAATATCCAAAAATGGGAAGATATTCCAAATCGCTATGCAAAGCATTCAAAGTTTTCAATTGATAGTTATTACGGAACAATTAGTATTGATGGGGTATCATCAGCAAATGAAAAAATAAACGGAGCTAAATTTTTGGTTTTTCCACCGGGAGAAAGCGAAATAATTCTATCACCTTCAAGTTGGGTAACTATTGCTCCAGATGTAGAAATTTCATGGGAGGAAAATATACTTTGATTATTAATGTTTTAAATAAAGACTTAGTTCCAGTAACTTTCATTGATAATGATATTCCCGGTTTACCAAGTTATTACAAAGATACTTTGATTGATTATCTAAGTCTAGGTACAGCATCATTTGAATTTACGATATTAAAATCCAAAAACAACATCATTCAAGACTACTCCAGATTTTTTAATGATGAGACATGCTTCTCTTTCGAGAAAAATGGTAAACAATATGCAGTTTTTCCTGCTGGTTCAGATGGGTTCTATGAAACAGACACAGAAATAACGTATAAATGTTTATCACTAGACCGTGAATTGTCTTTAGAATATGTTGATAAGTTTGATAATTCATCAACTCATACTCTGCAATGGTATATCGATTATTTTGAATTAATTTCAAACAATCAAATTGAAATTGGAAGGAATGATGTTGCTGATTATACAAGAGTCATAAAATATGATTCCCAAGATACAAAACTAAATCGCCTTTTATCTTTAATTAACAACTTTGATGCCGAGTTTGAGTTTATTACAAAACTAACCAATAATGGCGCGGTTGATAAAATAATTTTAAATATCGTTAAAAAACGCGATGATTCAGGCAAAGGTGGTATAGGGGCAATCAGGGATGATGTTGAGCTTGTATATGGAAAGAACGTTAAGGGGATTGAGAGAACTTATAATTTTGAGTTCTTTAATGCGTCTAAAGTTATAGGTAAAGATGGAACTAATTGGAATTCAAGTGAATTTTCCTATATTAATTCAGATGGAGTTGAGGAGTTTTATAAAAGAAAAAATGACGATACAGCATTTGCTCCACTTTCTGCTCAGAAATATCCAGCTCATCTTAGAAAAGACTCTTCAGATATATGGCTTAGGAAAAATTTTGAAACCGAGTATACTACTCCTGCTCAAATGTGGGGATATATTGTTCAACAATTTAAGTCATACGCTTATCCTCAGATTACTTATAAAATCAAAACAAATAGCAATTTAGTATCGCAAGCTCTCGATGGAAAACTTCCTATTCAGATTGGTGATACAGTAACCATTGAAGATGATAATTTTTCAAATGAGCAAGGTGATTTCGGATTAATCTTAAGAGCGAGAGCAACTGAAATTAAATCATCCGATAGTAATCCAGAAACAAACGAAATCACCTTTGAAAATTTCGTTGAATTGCAAAATGATTTATCAGATGACCTAATGACACAAGTTAATCAGTTGGTCGATGCAGCTACTCCATTTCGAGCAGAGCTTACAACCACAAACGGTACACAGTTCAAAAACGGCACTGGTTCAACAACTTTATCAGCTCATATTTTCAAAGGTTCTGCAACGGCTGAAACAATCGCTGACAGTTACGAATGGTCGAAGGATGGAACAGTTGTGGCAAATGTTCAGACAATCACAGTTGATGCCAGCGGAGTTTCGGATAAGGCAGTTTATAGCTTTAAAGCGACAGTTGCGGGCAAAGCAGTCGCCAGTCAGTCGGTTACCATCACTAATGTAGATGATGGAACAAATGGACGTTCTGTTACAAACGTTTCTCAAAAGTGGCGTTTGACAACGACTACTGCAACACCAACGCAAGCTTGGTCAGACGCAGGTTGGCTCACTACTCAACCAACAACGACAGCTACTAATAAATATCTATGGTCTATCACTCGAACAACTTTCAATTTAGCACCTTTAACGCAAGATGTTATTGAACAAAAAGCAGTTTATGGTGATAAAGGCGATAAGGGAGACCAAGGCGTCCAAGGTATTCAAGGTGTTGATGGACGTCAAGGTATTCCTGGACCTAAAGGCGCTGATGGAAAAACGCAATATACGCATATCGCTTACGCAAATAGTGCCGATGGTGTAACTGATTTTTCAACTTCTGATTCTAATCGTGCCTATATCGGGATGTATGTTGATTTTAACATCAATGATTCAACCACCCCAAGCGATTACTCATGGACGCTCGTTAAAGGAGCGGACGGAACGCAAGGGACACCGGGCAAACCTGGAGCTGACGGTAAGACTCCATATTTTCACACAGCATGGTCTTACAGCGCAGACGGTACTGATGGTTTCACGACTGTTTATCCGAATCTGAATTTAATAGAAGGCACTAAAGATTTTAGTGGAGATTGGATAAATTCTTGGGCTTGGCAAAATGACGGAACATATAAAGGCTTAACTGTTAAAAGTACTCAAGTTGGCTGGAACGGAATGTTCAAAAAATATATCGTCCCACAAGATGGTTTATATACATGGTCTAGTTTTGTTAAGAGTGAATCAGATACCTCTAACATTTTTAGAGTGTTGTTCATAAATAACAAGGAAATTCCTATTGTTGGGCTTGGTCATAAATTTGATTGGCTTCGTGATTCCGTAACAGTATCTCTAAAAAAAGGAGATGAAGTCATATTTAACTATGGTAATTCAGAAAATAACGGAGGTAAATTAAGTGTTGCTGGTTATAAACTAGAATCAGGCTCAATCGCCACTCCTTACATGCCCTCAGCTAGCGAAGTCAAAACTGCTGACTGGCCTAGCTACATTGGTCAGTACACAGACTTTACGCAAGCTGACAGCACTAATCCATCGGACTACACTTGGAGTCTGATACGAGGGAATGACGGGAAAGATGGAGCAGATGGTCATGACGGAAGAGCAGGTAAGGACGGGGTTGGAATAAAAACCACTGTTATCACATACGCTATTTCAATAAGCGGAACAACTGCACCAAGCACTGGCTGGACAAGTTCTGTTCCCACTCTCGTAAAAGGTCAGTATCTTTGGACTAAAACATTATGGACATACACGGACAACTCATTTGAAACAGGTTACTCAGTATCTTATATTTCTAAAGACGGAAATAACGGTCATGACGGAATTGCTGGTAAAGATGGTACTGGTATCAAAACTACGACCATTACATACGCAGGATCAACAAGTGGAACAACGGCACCGACTAGCGGTTGGACTTCCGCAGTTCCAACAGTTGCAGCAGGTAGTTATCTGTGGACTAAGACTGTTTGGGCTTACACGGATAATACCAGCGAAATAGGGTATTCAGTTGCTAAAATGGGGAACAATGGAGCAACAGGGCCGCAAGGTCCTCCTGGAAGTAATGGTGATCCTGGTAAAACTGTTTCCAATACTGAGCCAAGCACTCGATTCAAAGGATTAACTTGGAAATATTCAGGCGCCTCTGACCTTACAGCAAGTGATGGAACAGTGATTAAGCCAAATACAGAGTATTACTATAATGGCACTCATTGGGTGATTAACTATTTTAGTGTCAATAACTTTGCGGCTGAATCGATAACATCAGATAAAATTGATGGTAAAAATTTAACAATTACTGATGGTGAGTTCGTAAGCACAACAACTAATGGTCCAGTTACAACCTCTACTGAAATCAAAGATAATCATATTGCAATTTCAAAGAAAGATGGAACTGTTAATACTAGAAATGATATAGCACTTGATTCTGAACAAGGATTAGCTCAGAAATTTACGAACATTAATACAGGATTCTACAGAACAGCTGGGATTAATTATCAAGGTCCATTCACAAGTGACTCAGATGGAAAATATGCTCAACTTACGCCTCAAGGCACGAAGTTATCAACTGATACCCCTTGGACCAAGCTTAGTTTGATGAATAATTTTACTGGAAATATTGAGTATGCGGTTATCAATGGGACTGTCTATATATCAGCGTCAGGAGTTGGCGTACCAGCAATGACTGCTGGTCAATGGAAGCAAGCGGCTCAATTTCCAACAGGAAGTTCAGCAATTACAATTAGAGCAAATCGAGTTGGAGCAGGAGATAGTGGAGACGGTCTAAGTTGGGCAATACTTTCTAATCAGGCTGGAGGAATATTCATTCGATGCAGTGCTAATAAAGCACCGACACCTAACTTATTCAATGCCACATTAGCATATCCTATCGGATAAAAGGAGAAAAAATGGAAAAAGTGAATACAACAAACACGACAACTGACATCTTTGTCGGTGAAAAAAATGTGGGTAATTTTACTCTCACGACGTTCGACAACGGAACAATGAATGCAAATTTCATGATTAATGACCCTACAGCATTTCATGGCACGCCAGAAGCAGCTCAAGACATAGCTAATTTGGTTAGCTCGGCAGTCAATCAGTCTAAAGCTTTGTTGGCTAATTTTGAAGCTAGTAAAGAATAGAAAGCAGGGGTTATGGAATTAGAACAACTTGTGGAACAGCATGAGGACAAACTCAAGCGGCACGATAAAGAATTATCTCGACTTAATGATATGTCGTTAGAAATTCAAAAACAAATGAATGATGGTCTAACTCGTGTAGATGAATCCAATCGCTTTTTAAGAGAACAGAATACTCGTCAATCTGAGCAGAATGCTCAAATACTGCAAGCTGTTATCAAAGGCAATGAAAGCTCAGACGAACATCAGTTTCAGTTAAAATTACTTGATAAAACAAACTTTTGGAAGTTGACGATTGGAATCGGCGGTTCTACAGCAGGAATTTTTGTAGCATTAACTGAAATAATCAAAGTAATTTTTAAATAAAGGAGAAAGAACATGAAAACAATTGATAAAGGCACACTTACACGTACAATCTTACTTGTATTAGCGTTAGCTAACCAACTTTTAACAGCTTCAGGACACTCTGTAATTCCAATAGATGATGCCACAGTAACAAATATCATCTCAACTGGTTTCACCGTAGCAACTGCACTCGCTTCATGGTGGAAGAATAATGACTTCACTCATGCAGCTAAAAAAGGAACTGAACTTACAAAAAGTTTAAAAAATGGTGATGCTGTTCAAGTGGTTAAGGCATCTGATTCTGACCACGAATTCACAGAAGGAGGTGAATAA